TATACTGCCACCATAATCGTCACCGTATGTAATCATACTAATGTAATCTCTAAAACGTGCATTCCACATTCTTCCATCCTGCCATGCGTAAAATGCACAGCGATGCAATAAAGAGTTCACAATAGAATTAACATACGCCGTCATCGATTGACCTGACGGATTAGACCCAATAAATTGAATAAAATCTCCATTATAAGCAGTAACTGCGCATGCCACCTCAGTTGCTATGACCCGCATTACACAAATGTCATCCTGAGTATAATTATCAGGAAAACATTGTGCAAACGAAATCATAGTATCAAAAGCCACAAAAATCAATTGTGCAGGCATACGTAAATCGTATTTGGCATAATCACCAGCATAGCCGCGTTCTTTTCCAAATTTACGAATGTGTTTGAAAAGCTGGTCCATCTCAGGTCCATGTGCATTTATACCTATCGCACATTCGGACATCAATGGATGTTGGGATAACATTCTAGCAATGGGTAAAAAGTATTTCCTCATTGCAAGTTGTAACGGCATACTAGCTGCTTGGAAAACCCGCACCTTATCTTTCGCGATAGGTGTAGGTTCATCTTTCAAACAAGCTTTAAAAGGACAATTATGTCTCTTAAATTGCCGTGCATTGGCCTCAAAAGCTGCCAATTCATCCCAATGTGTGGGTTCCAGTGTGCGCGGACAAGCATGTTCCTCATTAGGTTCCAACTCAATAACATCTTGAGATTTTGGACCACTAAGAGGAAATCCCCTGCTTGTCGCAAGATTCATACTATCAATGAAACGTTTGCCATCAATGCCGGAAACAATTTGTACTTCCGTCAATGGCTTCAATTCCTTCAGATAATAATCATATTTGCTCTCGAGCATGTCTGCAATAGGCAAAATATAATCCTGTTTAGCACGCAACAATAACGTGGGAGGAACTCCACTGGAAGGATTCGCCGAATAAACCAACGATGCCCTCCATGGTACCCAAGCCTGATGACCATTTGGTCCCCTAAACTTGGGTGGGCCCCACTTATTAGGGACCTTCGTCACCTCGTGTACTGTATCAGATATAATACTAGGAGTGACTTTGCTAATGGCAGTAGCACGGCCATTGCAAGTTCCTAAGATTTCCAAATTACCCTGTTCAAGGAAATTTAATGGACTCTTAGGATGGATATGATCACCTATAATGTGATCAATTCCATAAGAGTGATGCTCCTCATTAGCATCGGCGGCTTGAGTGGAAATTCCGTCAAGCGCCATGCGGTCTAAGGCACTTTGTACCTCTCGTCTCAAGACGGTGGCACTAATACCATAGTCCGTGTTCGTGCGTCCGCCCAAATGAAATCCGCCAATATATGGTGCATTTTCATTCACGCACAAGACACCAGTACATAAACCATCGAATGTATTTACAGGTGTCAATTTGTCATCAATCTTTTCTTGTAAATGGTATTCAGAACCATTGAAAGTACGTAGAGTACCGTTCTCATCATCATATAACCCGTTATTAACAATTTTAGGGTTTAATGTGACGTAAAACTTACTCAATATACCTTCTTTGCTTCGGTACAACATTGAAGACTGAGTCTTACCCTTAGGCAAAACGTCAGGTAAGAAATTAACCATATTCTTAATAGAACCACTATTTGGGCAATCTATCAAGGCCAGATC